AAGTATCGAGCCGAAGTTCGAGGGGTACAAGTCCATACTAAAAAAGAAAGATTATGTTTAACGCTCAAAAAGAATATCAGGAGTTTGACCATTGGCTGTTTGCTAACTGGTGGAAACAAAAAAACGAAACAATGTTTTATAACTTAGAGACCCAAGAGGTAGCAAGCTATGAAAACTTATACAAGCAATGGAAAGCACATCAGCCCAAAGCAATTTGGTTCAACCTGTATTATACCGACCAAGAAGGCTACTACGTCCGTCAAGTTTTTGAAGATGAGATGGGGGCTAACTTCGAAGCTGCAGGCGTAAATTCATTTATTAAAACAATTAGAGTAGTAATATGAGGATGATTTTTAAAAAAAATGGAGAATTAATCCTTCAAGTAGAAAAAAAAAGCAAATTAAAAGTTAAAAAAGAAGCACGCATGAAAATCAAACTATCATCAAAACGAGAACTGCATGGGTACTTAAATATAGGCCCAGATGCTTTTATCAACTGGTTCTACTTTAGGCTAAACACCAATAAGTCGATACGAAAATTTGGCTTTACAATCGAATTAGATTTGTTAAAGTTGATAAATTTAAGTATATTTACTATCGACAAAGACGAACCAAATTTATTTATCTAAACTTATCAACAAACTTAACTTAAAATTAAAAAATGAAAGAGTTAATTAAAAAGATGGTTGCAATCCAGTCAGAACTGAAAGCACCAAAAAATCAAGTCAATTCCTTCGGGAAGTACAAGTATCGCTCCTGTGAGGATATTATCGAGGCAGTTAAGCCATTATTAGCAAAGTACCAACTTTACATGAACATTTCCGATGTTGTCATAGAGGTAGGTGGTAAGAATTATGTAGAAGCTATCGCTACTGTTTATGATGGAGAAACTCAAATTAGTGCAACTGGATTTGCTCGTGAGTCAACGGATAAAAAGGGGATGGATGATGCACAACAAACCGGTGCTACTTCTTCTTACGCTCGCAAGTACGCTCTAAATGGCTTATTCGGTATCGACGATACAAAGGATGCAGATGCAACAAATACTCATGGGAACGAATCTAAACCCGAAATCCCACAATTCCCAAAACCTAGAATAGGAAACGCACTAATATAATGGAAGAAATAGTAGAATACACGAAAACATTTGACCCGGTTAAATATGAAATTAATTGGGAAGAAGTAAAGACCTTAGAAGACATTAAGGACATTTTTAACTCATTAGAGGTAGTATTTACAATCCCTGCAGAGATAGCACCACCTAAACAGAAGCTACTCCACGATAAGGGGTTATTAAGAGAAATCCAATGAACGGAGACAAGTTATTAGCATGGGTATTAGTAATTAGTACCTTCCTAGTCGGGGGCAAGGCTCTCGGGTTGCTAGACATCAGCTGGTTGGTTGCATTCGGGCCTGTGGCAGCGTTAATGATAGTTACCTTAGTATTATTTATTATTAGCTTTATCCTGATGTACACAGTGATCACCAAAAAAGAAAAAGAAGATGGCGATAGAACACAAGACTGAAGAATGGTTTAGGGCAAGAAGCGGTAAGTTTACTCCAAGTGAGTTGCATAAGCTAATGACCGAACCTAAAAGCAAAGCGGATATTCTATCGGTAGGGGCAATAACCTATATCAAAGAAAAGATAGCAGAAACATTAATCGAGAACTTACCAAATGAAAATGAATTTACAAATGCTGCGACAGCTTGGGGTAATTCTTACGAGGATGAGGCTATCTCTCTTTTCGCAGACCAAAGCGATACTGAAATCATTAAACCAGGTTTTATTGACTGTAATGACTACTTCGGTGGAACTCCTGATGGTATTGCCGCAGATGGTTCATTTGGTATTGAGGTTAAGTGCCCTTACAATCCTACTATTCACTTGGATAATCTTGTTCTCGATCCTTTGGACTTCCCGAAAGCTCGTAAAGAATATTATTACCAAATACAAGGCTATGCGTTATTAACTGGTATCAAGGATTGGTATTTCATAAGTTATGACCCAAGACAGCAAGACCCACTAAAGATTCGCCATATACTTGTAGAAATGGATAAGGATACTCAGAAGAAAATCCGAGAGAAACTAAAAATTGCTAACGAATACAAACAAAAATTAATAAACAATCTAAAACAATTAAAATGAGTACAGAAAAGAAAACCCAGTACTGTGGTTCAGCACAAGAGTTAGGCGACAGCTTATTAATCGACCTGAACATTAACCAACTAAGAGAAATCTTATCTAATCCTGACAATGCTCAGTTCAAGAGAGAGTTTACTACTAAGGACGGACAAACTCAGGAGGTAATCAAGTTAAAAGCGGTTAAACGTAAGGAGATGCAAGGTTATTCAACCCACTTCCTATGCTTAAATGACTATGTTAGAGGCGAGAAAAAAGAAGAAAAAGATCTCCCTTTCTAAGGTCAAGTTTACCGACGATTATCGTTGGGACTTAGCTTTTGAAGCCATAAAGGAATTAACAGGAGTTAGCCCGAACGCCATTAGAAGGTCTAGTAGGGTTACTCCACTTCCTGCGGCTAGGATGATGCTTGCTTATCTTATGTACAAGGAACTTGGAATGAGTCCTGCTTATATCGGTCATCAGATGAACAAAGATAGAAGTGCTGCTTATTATGAGATTCAAGCCTTAGAAGAGTATAAGCAAACAGACCCATACAAAAGCTATTACGAAGCATTTAACGAACTATTTTATAAGAAATTAAAAGACTTAGGTTATTGTTGCCACTGTTGCGGAGCCTTAGAGCCTGTAATGAAGGGAGACAGACCATTAAAACCAAACAAACAATGATACACGACCCAAAACCAGTAGATTTAGAATTATTAAAAGACACTTGCTGTAAAGTATTTGAAGTAAATATTGACGACCTGTTAAGCCCATGCAGAAGAAGAAATGTAATGGATGCAAGGAGAGCTTTATTTTATATACTTAGAACCGAATATGGTTACAGCGAATTAGGTATCTCACGAGCCACAGGAGGAGCTAGAGACCACTCTACAATCATCCATTCTAATTGCACCACAGGCGACATCTTAGATACCGACTATCAATTTGCTACAAGGTATAAGACGTTCTACGAGAGTTTTACACTAAGGCAATACGTAAAACCATTACCACCAAAGCCAAAGACATACAAGCTAAAAGTTAAGCCCATCTATGAGTATTATACCGATGAGATGATCGCCCAGTCAAAGATTAAGATGGAGAATAGGATTAAGATGATTTCTGATGGGTACAAGCAAAAGATTTACGATTTCTTTATTAGAAGCAATAGCTTTTTGAATACTCAAGACAAATTTGGAATATCAAGACGTTTATTAGATAACATCATAATCGAGAAATTAAAATGACCGGCTACTACTACACTATGCCTGCTGACGTAATGTTCGATAAAACTATCTCTGACCAGTCTAAATTGGTATATACTCTTATTGCAAATTTCTGCGATAGATACGGGGTTTGTACTGTTACTAATAAGCGATTAGGAGAGCATTTAGGTAAGTCAGATAGAAGCTTATCGAGAGTCATTTCTGAGCTTTCAGAAGCAGGTTATATTGACGTAAAAGTAGATGTTTTAGATGCTAATAAAAGGACAATTACCCTCACGACAAATCTGTCTACCCCTCACGACAAAAATGACGTGACCTCACGACAAAAATGTCTACATAATAATAATATATATAATAATAATAAATATATTGTCGAGATAGAGGAAATTGTGAAGTATTTGAATGAGAAAACAAACTCTAAATACCGTACCGGAAATGAGAACACCAAGAGGTCTATAAGCGGAAGGTTAAACGAAGGCTTTACCGTAGAAGATTTTAAAACTGTTATAGACAACCAGGTTGCGAGATGGACGGGAACGGAATACGAGCAGTACCTAACACCAAATACTTTATTTAGTCCTAGCAAATTCGAAAAATATCTTAACTTTGCTAATAGACCAAAAGAAGAAAAACCAAAAATCAAAGCATAATGACCAGAATACAACCACACAATATCGAAATAGAGGAGCAAGTCTTGGGGATTATTTTAAACAACCCTAAAGCATTTGTAACCGCTATAAACATTATTAACGCTAATTGCTTTTACAAGAATGAACACCAGACTGTATTTAACGCTTTTACTAGCCTGTATACTCAAAGCAAACCAATCGACCTAATATCGGTTACTACTTACCTAAGAAACACCCATAACTTAGAGTCTATCGGAGGGAACTTCTTCCTGATGGAGCTTATGGAGCGTTCAGGATCCTATTCGTCCTTTGAGTTCTTCTGCCATACACTACTTGAATTAAACGAGCGTAGAGAAGGAATTGAGAAGTCATCAAAGTTAATTAACAGCCTATACGACCTATCGACCGATTTAGACGAGAATATGGTAATGGCAAATGAGGTGGTTTTAAGCCTATCTAACGAAGTATCTAATGTCGGCGGTGTCCAACTATCCACTTCACTACTTGAGATGATTAGAGAGCAGGAAAATGAGCTTAGAGGGGAATTCTCAGGTTGCAAGAGCAGATACACTGATTTAGATAGGGTAATAGTAGGCTTTAAGAACCAACAAGTTGCGGTATTAGCAGGTAGACCTGGAATGGGTAAGACTACCTTCGGAATTAATATTGCTTATAGGCTCGCAAAGTACGATAAGACCCCAGTTGGTTTCTTTAGCTTAGAGATGAGTAGTGTTGAGCTAACTAAGAAGTTTGCAGCAATCGAATCTCAGATTTGTAATTCTCGGATGACTATGTTGCCTGAAAAGCAGGTTTTAGATTACTTTAGTGCTATTCAATCTATCGGTGATTTGCCAATCTTTATTGACGATAAACCCGGTGCTACAATAGACGAGATTAGGGCGAGAGCAATCACAATGAAGCGTAAGCATGACGTGAAGTTAATCGTTATCGATTACTTGCAACTTATCACTACCAAGTCTAAAGGAGGCAATAGGGAACAGGAGATTTCCGAGATTAGTAGAAAGGTAAAGCTATTAGCTAAGGAGCTAAACATCCCTATCATCGCTATTTCCCAATTAAGCCGTCAGGTAGAGCAATCAGACCCTAAAATACCTTTCCTACACCACCTAAGAGAATCAGGAAGTATCGAGCAAGATGCGGATATGGTATTGATGCTTTGGAGACCTGAGTACTACGACTACCCTGAGTTTGAATACGACGGCAAGATGGTAGACTCTCGTGGAATGGTAGTCACCTATGTACGTAAAAATAGGAATGGAGAGACAGGGAAAGCCCTTATGAAGTGTAATTTGGCTTATGCAAGTTTCTACGATAATAATGTTGATAATTTCATGTTGCCTAATTACGATTTTTAATTTAACTTAGTATCGTCAATAGTAAAGAGTGAATTTAGTCAGGTGGCGGAATGATAGACGCACTGAGGGCAAGAAAGTTGGCGCACAACTGAGGTATTGGAGGATGTTGCCTGTTGAACCAATACAATTGCAGGTTTGAGTCCTGCCCTGACTACTAAAAATTAAATAAATAACAAGATGGATCAGAACAAAGCAATTCAAATTTTAGTAGAGGTAGCGTTAGTTGCTCAAGCTAAAGGAGTATTGTCGTTAGAGGACGCAGTACTGGTAAAGGAAGCTATTGATGCTTTTAAATTACCAAGTGAGGGAGAAGAAGTGAGCGGAGATGACGCTAAAGAGGATTAACTATAACGTAGAAATCCTTGAACGGCTAAGAGAATATCTTTTAGCTAATCCAAACGTGAGGTTTTGTCAAGCCTTATACAATTTACGGATTGTAGACAAGCAAGACAGGTATAGCGAAGAATCATCCAGAACTCTATCGAGGTTACGGGAAAGTTTAGAGGACGACGATGAGGATTTCTTATACTAACGTAGAGGAGTTAATAGGAAGCGTTTGGAAGTTTAACAATTCAGGTGGCTGTGAAGTCGAACTGATAAGCGTAGGGAAGGCGGTTAGTAAGGTCTCCGGTAAAGTTCTTATTTTCCGCCATCTCACCTACGATAAACCTAATTTTGCAACAAACGAGGCCGATTTTAAAAGAAGTTTTAATTGGGCCGATAGGATAAAGTAAGTAGGAGTAGTGAGGGTTAACTTAACAATTGGTGTGTATTTTCTCAATCGCTACTTCACTTACCTAAATTATTAACCATGAAAGTTTACGAAGCATTGGCAGAGCAAATCAAAAAGAATAAGCAGATTGAGGCATTAATGCAACTCAAAAAGCAGAAGGAGTACGAATTGAGAGAGATTAGATTGACTCTAAGAAAACTAATTCAGAAATGACAATATCACACGACAACATAGACTGGTGGAAAAAGAATATGAGCGTAAGTACCGATTATACAGAAGATGATCTAACTCTTTTATTTAACGCTGCTAATAATGCAAGGTTCCCTAACGATCCATTACAGAAAGCTGCTAAAGAGTATTTAAACGGCAAGAGAGTATTTGAGAGCGGCTCTCAGCGAGACGACGATACTAATAAGCCATTAACAACAGCCCTCACAGCGTATGCGAGATTGCGTTATGGTTATCACCTACGTAAAGGCTCTAATAACTACGGAAAGGATAATTGGAAGTTAGGTCAGCCAAGTGAGGCTTTATTGGAAAGTTTAGATCGACACCTAGCTCAGTATTTATCAGGAGACCGGTCAGAAGACCACTTATCGGCTATTATGTTTGGAGTGGTAATGTTGATGCAGAATGAGGAAAAAGAGGGGATTCCTGTTGATAATTATTTTACGAAAGTTTAAGTTTAATTAGTATATTTGGTTAATAGTTGTGGTTATCGTCTAGAGGTTTTTATTGGTTATCCTTTAGACAAAGATTGGGGGCTTATCGCCCCCTTTCCTTTTTACACTGGCTCGATCTCTATTACCAGCTTGTCAGCACCTTCCTGATACGCATAAACCAACTCCCGCACGTACCTCACATTATCATCTTTAAATATTTGTCCTTTAGCTAAGTCTAGAAAGCATTTAGCCCACAACCCGCACTTATTATCTAAGTCCCAATTTTTAAGCTCTCTATGGTAGGTTATTTTGACTCTAACAGGCTCTTCTATTAACCCTATCTCAGCAAAGTCCTTACACCACAAGAATTGTTTTAACTCATGGACGATACGTTGGCGTACCGAGTAATGGATGCCTGCATAAAT